GTACCGAAATCAAAACATTGGATGTCGCACCCAAGGCAACCGCATCAACCCCAATTAATTTTGCCTAATGAACGACCCAATTAAAGAAACCGCAACCATCATTGTTGCATTAGCCGTTGCCACATTCCAATTCTCATTCCGCGTTATTGTTATTTTGGCCGCATTAAAATATTTGAAATCATAACACCATGAACCAACCAAAAAAACCCCTCAAAAAAATTACCCAATCAGGTAAATATCAATTGAAGCTTATTGCACCCACAATTGATAAAATTAAAAAGTATGATCAAAACTATGCCGCATCCATTTGGTTCGTTGATGCCGAAGGAAACAATTTGAATAAAATGTACGGCACAAAATATGCCCCCACATTGGCAACATTGATTGGAAAGTTTACCGGGAAATATGTTCCGGCAATTAAGGAAACCGCATCCGCCGAACAATTGTTAGCTTACATTGAACAGGCCAACATGTGCATTGCCGAAATCGATATTGAAGTTATCCCGCCCAAAGCTGGATCGGCATACCCAACATTCAAATTCAAATCCATTACCCCAATCATTGGTAATGGCAACGCGGGTTCCAATGGCCAAGGCCCGGATGATGATGAACCATCCGCACCCGCGGTGGTCGAACCATTGCCGTTTTAATTATCACCCCAATGGAACAAAATAAAAAACCCAATTTGGTATTATTGTGCGGGTATTCGCGGGCGGGCAAAGACACATTTGCCAACGGGATGCAATCGTCCAACCGGGATTATTTAACGCATTCCTTGGCGGCACCCATCAAAACCGTTGCCAATACCATCATCCAAAAATTGGATTTGTGGAATTATGAAAATCACAATGAACATTCGGGAGTTGGATTTTGGGATGAAAAATTCAAAAACAAACACCGCCATGTATTGGTTGCCATTGGTAAATTTGCCCGATCCATGGATGCCGATGTGTTTGCCAACCGATTGATTGACCAATTAATTTCGATATCAACCAGCGGAAAACATATTGTGATTACCGATTGGCGGTATTTAAACGAATATCAATGCATTAAGGCCGATTTACCGCAATACAATGTGATAACCGTTTGGATTGAAACCATTGGTATATTTGCCGCCAACGAGGAGGAAGCGTTTTCAATAGCGGAAATCCGCCGACAAATGGCATGCGATTATGAATTTTATTTTAAACAAAATGATGCCGATGCCGTACACAATATGGGTGCCGATTTTGTTAAAAATGTTTTAACATCATAACCGCCATGGTTTGCCATGTGGTCACAAAATTATCCAAAGCGGAAATTGAACACAATTTAATCGTTTGGAATATTAATCCATATCGGGCGGTTTTTTTGTTGCAATGTGAAGGCGGGGGCCATGGATCACCCGAACAAACAACCAATGCCCAAATACGCGAAGCGGCCCGCATTGGCATGACATTCAGGAACACGGCAAAAATGATGCGAATGAAAGAAAAGGAATTAAGTGAATATGCGACTAAGCTGAATGTAAAATTTCAAAAAGATTCCACCCACAAATATCCACCGGGCCATCGGATACATTCATTATTCACCAATGGGTAAACCAATTAAATTCGTCGCGGCGGGCGATAGCCATGGTGATCTTGCCGATTGGGGCAATGGCAATGGTGCCGTTGATGCATTGTTGGAATACATTAAGGATTTTAAACCCCATGTCCGTATTGCGTTGGGGGACCAATATGATTTTAGAAGCTTACGGGTAGGGGCCGGAAACAAAGAACAAGCGGAATCATTACAAAGCGACATCGAAAGCGGAAATCTTTTCGTCCAAAAATTTAAGCCCGATGTGTGGTTATGGGGAAACCATGAGCATCGTTTGGAAAATACAATTGCAATGGCATCCAAAGAAACGGACCGATTGGGTGCCGAAGCTATCAAAACACAAATATTATCCAATGCCCGTAAAGCAGGATGCCGGACCATCCTTCCGTACGATGCCCACCGCGGGGTGTACCGATTGGGTCCAATGGCATTCATTCATGGTTATGCACATGGTTCCAATGCCGTACGACAACAAGGAAACCATTACGCATCCTATGGTGGCGGTGTTGTCATGGGACACATTCACAGATTGGAACAAGTTAATTTACAAAAACATGGTGGCGGTGCCGCGTATTCCGCCGGATGTCTTTGTATAAAAGAATCGATGTCATATGCATCACACAGATTAGCCACCAGCATGTGGGGATCAGGATTCGCGGCGGGATGGGTTGATGGCAACGATTGGAAATGTTGGTTGATACATAAAGTGGGCGATTCCGATCGTTGGGTATGGCAAACAGAATTAAAGGTTTGGAATTCAAAATGAGAAATCGAAAACAAAAAATCACATGTCCGCATTTACGAAAATTTATTGTGTCGTTACACAACATGGCGGAAAAACCCGCCAAGGATTTTATGCCCGCCAAGCTGTGGGCGAAAAAATGGAATTACGATGAACGGTATTGCCGTAGGGTTTTGCAAAAAATGATTGATGGTGGGATATTTGAAACCCGGCGGTACCGCGTCCCCGTTAATGGGTTCCCGACATCCATGATCCATTTTGGCCCGGTTGGTAAAGGCAAGTAAGGCCCTATTTATTGGGGGTTTCGTGTATCAATATGATTGATTTGACAGGATAGGTACCCGTGGCCTATGGTTGGGGAAATCAAAAACCAAACCATGAAATCACAAAAAAGTTCAATCACCAAGGCATTTGAAAAAATGCACCGCCAAGCTAATCGCATAGCATGGAAAAAAATTAATGCCAAACGAAAGGAAAATGGATTAATTGCAATTCCATACAATCCTAACCGCAAATATTGGATTTAATCAATTTCACCCACAAAAATAAAAAACTATGAAAACAAAAACACATACCACCGAATTAACTTATGCCGCCAAAGAATTTTTGAACGCATACAAGTTAAATTATAAAGCCGAATTAGAGTTACGCCGGACCGATAAGGCATTACTTGATTTGGACACATCATTGTACGGCACCAAGGTTTGGGACACCGCATCGGTTGCCCACGATTGTGCGATTGGTGTTGTTGTTGATGCCACCAAAAATTTTGTTGAACGCATGGGCGAATTTGCCCGTTTGGTAAATGTTGAATTACCAAATCGTGATGAATATTTCTTTACCACCCGCGATGAATTTGAATGCAAGTTAATCGATTTAGCCAACGACATCATCAATTCCAAATAAACAACCACCATGAAAAAAATAACATCCGTTAATATATACACCCAACCCGCATTCGATGCCATTTACCAATTGGATCACAATTCCATTGGCACACCTAATTACATGGGTGTGGCCTATTTTTGGAATCTTGAATACAAACATTATTTACGCGATGCGACCGCCGTACAATGCCGCCGGGTACATAACAAATTTTTACAAGCTGGTTTACCATTGGACGGCATGTCCGATGCCCACCATGCAATTATCTTGGATGTATTAAAAATTTCCTAAATAAAAAACCAATGAAAACTAAAACACCATTCACATTACATAATTTAGACAAAATTGAATCCGCATATTTGGATCAAATTGCCATCCGCAATAATTCCAAATTCGGTTCAAAGAAATTCATTAATGCGGAATTAAACATTGATGCAATTGAATCCGCCTTATCAATCCTTGTGTTTGGAACAACGGACAAATCGTTTTCGGAATGCATTGAACAAATCTATTCAAAAAAATAACCACCATGAAAACCATAACTCACATCATCATCATATTGGCCTTGGCCATCGGATATAACATTGCCTTGTCCAGCTTTGGCCCGGCGATTTACCGTTTCCTTAATAACTAATATTAGCTATGTCCGAATTACCATCCGCCTTAGACGCGGAAAGATTCCTATTGGGTACCATCATCCGCGATGGCGGTGGTTTACCTGATCCATTGTTGCCGTCCGATTTCTTTGAACCCAAGCACCAAGACATTGCGGGTGCGATTTACTCATTAACATCCGCGGGTGTTGTCCCCGATGAAATTACCATTGGGCAACAATTGAAATCCAACGGGTCCAATGTTGAATTGTATTATGTAAATGAAATTGTTTCCGCCACCGGGTTTACGATGTTGAATCCACATTGGGCCGAATCCATTAAACGCACATCCAAGCTCCGGCGGATATCGGCGGTGGCCAAACAAATGGAATCAATTGCCTGTGATCCATCGGCCCATCCCGATTCGGTTGCCGCAATGGGATTGTTGGCCATTGAGACAATTAACAACGACCGGAACACCAACGGGCCACAATTAATGCCATTGGATGATTTGATGGCATTTGACCGTAATAACGACCCCGACAATGTTTTGGGCAATCGTTGGTTATGTCGCGGTGGTTCAATGTTGTTTAGCGGGCAAGCGGGTTCAGGCAAATCCGCGTTGGCAATGATGGCCGCCATCACATGGTGCCTTGGCCGTAATTTTTTCGGCATCAAACCAATCAAACCATTACGCACATTAATCATACAGGCGGAAAACGATCGGGGCGATTGCGGTGAGAGTTTCCAAGACTGTTGTGCGGGTTTGAATTTGTCCGAATTTGAAAAGGATGATTTGAAAAACAATTTCATAATTTACCGCGAAGCGGTTGCCACCGGGGAAATGTTCGGGCGGTTGTTGAAACAGTTAATTGCCCAACACAAACCCGAAATCCTATTTGTGGACCCTCTTTTGGCGTTTTCAGGAATCGACATATCCGATCAACAACAAACATCCCATTTCCTACGCGGGATTATCCAACCCATTTTAAATGAAACGGGTGTTGTCCTGATTTGCGTACACCACACAGGCAAACCAAAATCCAAAGCGGACAAGGATGGGCAAACCATTCAGGATGCGGCATATCAGTACATAGGATCATCGGAGCTTGCTAATTTTTTCCGCGAATCATCGTATTTGGTCCGTTGCCCCGGTGATGCCCCCGTTTTCAAATTTGGTTTAACCAAGCGGCGGAACCGTGCGGGGATGTTAAACGAATACGGCACCCCATCGGGGGAAATATACATTCGACATTCCCCAATCCGCGGGGTCATCAAATGGGAACAATGTTCCCGCCCCGAAGTGGAACAGGCATCGGACAATGCGAATGCCACCGTAAAGGGGTCTAGAAAGCCCGCCAATGGGGGTTTGTCCTACGGTTGATATAACCACCCCAACCACCAACCCACCCCCACCTTAAAATCGAAAAAATGCCAATATCGATAAGAACGCTTATGAGAACGCTTATGAGGGTACATAGTGTTGTATCCATGTCTTTTAGACATGGAAATACAACACACACAATACATTACTACACCCAACCCTAACGGTTGGGCCGTAATGATTGTGTTTAGAAACAACCGCAATTTAACCCCAACGACAAAACAAACCAATGCCGCGTAAATATAAAAGGATAGGGCCTAAATCGTCCATTAAACAAAAATTGAAGTTAAAGGAAAAATGGGAAAATAACCGGGAAGGAATGTTGAAACGATGCAAAGCAGGAAACAAACAATCCGCCCAATCAGCTCATGATCGCCGGGAAAAATTAATTAACCAATTTAAATCATTCCCAATCCTGATGTCCAAAGCTGATATGCGGGAACGCATCATGGGTTTCCTATCACCCAACGATCACCGCAAACCCGATTCATTCATTGCCAAATTAATCGCACATGGGTTATTGAAATACGATGATGAAAACGGATTGTGGATTAACCATTGTAACCCGAATGCACCGTTGCGTTGCAATGTGAATAACATTGATGATGATGTGGTTGGGTGTCCCACAAATTAAACATTGAATACCGCCGTTGGTGGAAAAATTTATCCAATGAGGAAAAAAGAAAACTCATTGCATCGGGTGCATTTAATCCAACGAACATTGGTGATGCCGATTCCGCTTTGGTTCGCGGTGTGATGGATGACACACCAATCAACATGCACATCCAAAATGAAAATGGTAACGGACCACAATGGTTGCAAAGGATATTAAAAACGGATAAGGATGATGTGACAAACGATGTGGCAAACAAAATGGATTCACCGGGTAACAATCCCCATGATGTCCATATGCAACTGATCGCCGTGCGTTGGCGGGCCACGATCCATTTCCTATTGGAAGGGTTGGACAATTCAACCGATGTGAATGCCCGCTTACGCGGTGATATAATCCGATTGGTAATGGGTGAGGGTGTACCACCTAACATGACCAAGCTTGGTAAGCAGTACGGTCTTTCCCGTGCGGCGATATCACATCGATGCCGTACATTGCTCAGGCGGTTGGGGTTGGAACCATCCAAGTTCATGGAGACGGAACGCACCGTGAATAAATATCGCGTCCGGCAATTGATGGTGAACATCAACAAGGCCGATGCCACCGCGGGGAGCAAAAAAACCCGCAAATAATATGAATTTAACGCATTTTGTTGGGTTTTTCGCTATGGTACCCCCCATAAGAAATCTATTAGGGAAATCCCTCATTTCGCCAAGTGGCACGACATTCGTTGAAATTTCATCAATAAACGGTTGGAAAACAGGGGTATAACATCGTTTATTTAGCCCAATTTTAGGCAATATTACTCAACATAACAAATAACCGCAAAAAACCCTGAATTTCTCATTCCGATTTCCACAACATTTACTTCAAATTAGGCAAAATAATTAAGGCCCAAAAACAACGAATTTCATCATGGCATTAACCACCAAACAAATCGCCGAACATTTCGGATTTAGCCCATCACGGGCATCCGCATTGATTCGTGAGGGTATGCCATTAACATCCATTGAGGATGCAACCGCTTGGCGGGATGCCAGAATTTTACGCGGCAAACAAGGCCGACAAATTGAACCGTCAAACATTGTATTACCAGAGGGGTCCGTAATCCCCGATTCCGATTTTGAACAAACGGTTGATAAGCACCGCCAATTAAAAGAGGCGGCAAGATTGCGTTATGTGTACGCACGGGATCATGGGTTGCCGGAGGAATCAAAGCTTTATATTACTTACGAAAAGATTTTACGAATGATGGTGGTTGTTGAAAGGGAATCCAAAGCCCGCGAAATTGAATCGGGGCAATTGATTCGTTTGACCAATGCATTGGAAAAAATGGGTAAGATATTAACGGAAATTAAATCCGATTGTTTGGGTATGGGTATTGAAATTGCACCCATGGCAAACCCCGATTCACCGGGTACCGCGTTAAAAGTTATTGATGAAAAAATGCACAAGAATTTGTTGAAGTGGTCACAAGCTGAAAAGGAAATGTTATCGGTATTGGCGGAACCAAAATCGGAACCAATGCCAACGGATAATTTGAACGATGCCGTTGTTGATGAAACGGATGAACCCAATGATTGAACAATTTGAAAAGACATTGCGGGCATTGTTAGCACCCGACCCGCACCGGGACCCTGTGGCATTTTTGGAAGCGAATGTTAAAACCATCCCGTACAGTCCGCAATCGGGTCCGTTTCGTATTACTAATTCCCCTTGGTTGGCGGAACCATTGCGGGCCTTGGTTGATCCAGAGATTCAGGAAATAGGAATATTGGGAAATGTTCAATCGGGCAAATCATGGGAAATTGAAGCGGCATCATGTATCATTCCAATATTGGCACCCGGCCCTACATTAATTTTAAATGATATCGACCGCAACGCGGAAGACCATTTAGCCACCCGCCTTGCCGTACTGTGGCGATCCATTCCCGCGGTGATGGCAAAGCTTGGTCCCGAAGGAATACCGAAATCGGGTGCCATCCAATTTTTAGGAAACACATGTTGGGTGTTGGGTGCAAACAATGAACGGAATTTGCAACGGCGATCCATCCGTTATTTACTTGGTGATGAAGTATGGCAATGGAAACCGGGAAAATTAAAAGAAGCTTTGGCCCGTACCACCGCGTTTCGTTGGCAATCCAAAGTGGTATTAGTTTCCCAAGCTGGTGTTGAAGGGGATGATTGGTCTACATGGTTTGCATCCACATCACAACACCAATGGACATTTGAATGTCTTGAATGCGGCCATCGCCAACCCTATGTTTGGGAACAAGTTAAATTTCCGGCTAATGCCAAAACCGCATCGGGTTGGAATTTAGATATGGTGCGTAAAGGAACCAAATACGAATGTGCGGGGTGCCAACATCAATTTGAAGATTCTAACAAAACGCGGACCCAATTAAATCAAACAGGCAAATATGTTTGCGGTAATCCGAATGCCCCCGCGGGCCGTAGGGGTTACGCGTACAATGCGTTGGCAATGCAATGGGGCCTTACTTGGGGTGATTTAGCGGTGGAATGCATTGAAAGTAAACAGGCCGTCATTGACCGGGCCGACAATAACCAAAGGCGGGAATTTATAATGAAACGATTGGCCCGCACATTCAAAGAGGAAGCGGACGAAATCAGTATTAAAACAACAACGGGCGGGTATTTACTTGGTGATGATTGGGATGATGAAGGTGGATTCGTTAAAGGTAAACCAACACCGGGTTCAATGTTAACCCCTGAAATGCGAATGGCACCCGATTTTGTACGCATGCGTTTCCTTACGGTGGATGTGCAAAGGCGGGGATTTTATTACATTGTGCGATCATGGAACGGTGCGGGTGAATCGCGTTTAATTCAATGTGGTTATTGTTTCACATGGGGTGAAATAATTGATGTTCAAAAAAAATATTTCGTTAATTCGGCGAATACTTTTGTGGATAGCGGGGATCAACAAGACGAAGTTTTAACGGCATGTGCGAACAATGGATGGCATGCCACCCGCGGTGACCAACGAAACGAATTTACATGGAAGGTACGCACCCCCATGGGGAACAAATCCGAATACCGTGCGTATTCACCCCCGGTGGTTGAAAACATTGGAACCAAACGGACCAAACGAACATATTTTTCAAATTTAAGATTTAAGGACACATTGAGCTTATTAATCCGCCAAGGAAAACACACCGTTGCATCGGATGTCCCCGAAGCTTATATTCAACAAATGCAATCGGAAAAGCGGACCATTACAAGTAATGGAAAACCGATATGGGAACAAATCGCATCCCGTGATAACCATTTCTTTGACTGTGAGACGATGCAAATGTTACCCGCGTTGGGATGGCGATTAATTACACCGTTAAAGATTAAAGGCCCCGCGGATGAACCAACGGCCGAATCTAATGCAAATGGTTGACAACATCGCATAATAATATGGCCAGACCAACCGGGTGTTTCCTTATTTTATCGCAACAACGCATTGAGGCCATCGCCGATCGTGCGGCCGAATTGTTGATGGACGGAAAAACCATGATGTCGTACACCGATTCAGGTTCATCGGTTACGAAATCGTTTCCCATGGATTTACAAACGGTGTTGATAGAATGCCGCTATGCCCTGCAAATTAAGGACAGTAACACCTACGGAAATATTGACCGCGTAAGAGTTTATAACGGATTGTGGAATTTCCGTGGTCTATAATTTATGGCACCCAAAAAACCATCAAAACCAAAATTAAAATCCAAATCCGATAAAGGGGATTTGAAGGCAAAATCATTTGCTGGTGGTTCGGGTATATTCTCACAATTTGAAGGGGCAAAATATTCCAACAAACGAAGTTGGATTCAAACCCCGTGGCCCGCCGATTTCAAGCGGACCATGACAGGTTTTGACCGTCAGGAGCTTACGCGAAAAATGCGTTGGTTGTATGTCAACGCGGGCCTTATCCGCCAAA